CCCCTGCCAATAGAGGTGGCGGGCGGCCATGCGTGGGGATTCTGTGAGTTCTAAGGCTGTCGTCGTCATGCCGCCAGCGTACCCGCCGCGCGCGAAGCCCACGCCTGCCGTGGCTTGTCTTACCAATCCCGCACAACGCCAAAGCGTTGAGCCAAACGCGCTACACGCGGAACCTGAGCCCACACGAACAGCCACCCGCTCAGGAAGCCCAACATGCCCAAGTCATTCCGCGTCGCCACCGAAGGCGCAACCACCGACGGCCGCGAGATCCAACGTGAATGGATCGAACAAATGGCCGCCAACTACGACCCCAAAAAGTACGGTGCCCGCGTCTGGATGGAACATATTCGCGGCCTGACCGCCGATAGCATGTTCAACGCCCTGGGTGACGTGATCTCAGTAGAAGCCCGCGAAGTGGAAGACGGCAAGCTCGCCCTGTTCGCAGAGATTGACCCCACCGACGAACTCAAGGCGATGAACAAAAAGCGCCAAAAGGTCTACAGCTCCATCGAGGTCAACCCCAAGTTTGGCGACACCGGCGAAGCGTACCTGGAAGGCCTGGCCGTCACTGATTCCCCAGCATCGCTCGGCACCGAGATGATCAAGTTCAGCCGCGAAGCGGGCAAAAGCTCACCGCTGGCAAGCCGCAAACAGCACGAAGGGAACCTGTTCAGCGAAGCGGTCGAGGTCGAGCTGGATTTCAGCGAAGAGAAACCACCGGCCGCCGAGGGCCTGAAGTCCAAGATCGCCAGCCTGTTCAAACGCCACGACACCAAAACCACCCAAGGCTTTGAGGCATTCCGTGCCGAGCTGGAAGGCACGCTGGAAGTGGTCGCAGAACACTACAACGCCCTGGCCGATGAGCTGGAAAGCCGCCCCACCGCCGAGCAGTTCGGCCAGTTGCAGTCAGCCCACGACGATCTGAACAAGCGCTTCGAAGAGCTATACGCCCAGATCGACAGCACCCCGGACACCCCGCCGCGCACCCCAGCCACAGGTGGTGGCCAACAACTCACCGACTGCTAAGCCCCGCTAGCTGCCGCCAACACATTCATTCAAGGGAAACACCATGCGCACCGATACACGTAAAGCCTTTAACGCCTTCAAAAATCAGCTAGCAAAGCTGAACGGCGTCGAGAGCGCGGGCGAGCAGTTCAACGTCACGCCCAGCGTTCAGCAAACGCTAGAAACCCGCATGCAAGACAGCAGCGAGTTCCTATCACAAATCAACATGGTCGGCGTCGATGAGATCAAAGGGCAGAAAGTGGGCCTCGGCGTCACCGGCCCCATCGCCGGTCGCACGAACACCGAAGAGAAAGACCGCGCCACCCGCGACGTCACCGAACTGACCGACAGCAGCTACGAAGCGGTCAGCACCGAGTTTGATACCCACATTCGCTGGGCGCAGCTAGATGCCTGGTCACGCTTCCCGGATTTTCAGGCGCGTATTCGTAACGCCATCCTGCAGCGGCAAGCGCTCGACCGCATCATGATCGGCTTCAACGGCACCGCGGCCGCCACGGAAACCGACCGCACCACAAACCCAATGCTGGAAGATGTGAACATCGGCTGGCTGCAGAAATACCGCACTCACGCGCCCGCCCGCGTGCTAACCGGCGGCGCGGCGGCAGGAAGTGTCACGGTGGGCGCTGGCGGTGATTATGAAAACCTCGATGCCCTGGTATTCGATGCCGTCAACGAAATGATCGACCCCTGGTACCGCGAGGACACTGCGCTGGTCGCCATCATGGGCCGCAAGATGCTAGCGGATAAGTATTTCCCGCTGATTCAACAGCACGCTGAAACACCAACCGAAAACCGCGCGCTAGATCTCATGATCAGCCAAAAGCGCGTGGGCGGCCTGCAGGCAGTGCGTGCACCGTTCGTGCCAGACGGCTCGATCCTCATCACCTCGCTAGCCAACCTGTCGCTGTATTGGCAGCTCGGCAGCCGCCGCCGTTATGTCATAGACAACCCCAAGCGCAACCGCATCGAAAACTACGAAAGCTCCAACGATGCCTACGTGGTGGAGGATTACGGCTTCGGCTGCCTGGTGGAGAACATCACTGAAGTAGCCACCGGGGGTGCGTGATGAAAAGCCCAGCCCGTAAACACTTCGAGCGGGTGTCCGCCGCGAAAGCGGCGGGCACCGCCACCCCAGGCGAGCAGCAACAAGGCGAGCAGTACGAACTTCACGCTCACGCGCTATACGAAGCCCGCCGCACGCTGAAAAAGATCAAGTCGACTCAGGCAAAGATCGAAGAAAAGCGAAAGATGCTGCCTGACTTCATGCCCTACGTGGACGGCGTTCTATCAGAAGGCAAAGGCGCAAAAGACGACGTGCTAATGACGCTAATGATCTGGTGCATCGACGTGGGCGATTATGAAAAAGCGCTAGAAATTGGAGCCTACGCAATGAAGCACGGTATTGATACGCCCGACCAGTTCGACCGCGACACCGTCAGCATCCTGGCCGAAGAGATCGCCGAAGGCGTCCGCGCATCGCTTGAAAAAGAAGGTGCCGATGCCGACGCGCTCGCTAACGTGATGGCGCGCACCGTAGCGGTCGTTGGCGACCACGACATGCACGACCAGATCAAGGCCAAGCTCCACAAGAGCTACGGCTACGCCCTGCGTGCCGCAGAAGACCCAGAAGGCGCGCTCGAGCAGCTCAAGCAAGCGCTGTCGCTCAACGAGCGAATCGGCGTCAAGCAGGATATCCAGCAGCTTGAACGCCAAATCAAGAACGCCGGTGGCAAGGCAGGCGCCTAGCTACCCAACCGAGTCGCACCCCGACGGCAAGGGGGCACCGCCAAGCAAGGGCTCCAAGCCTCGCGCGAAGCGGTCCACCCCCTTCTTTCTTAACAGGTGGTCAGCATGATTGCCCACGGCAGCAACCCAGCAAGCCCGCCGCTAGAAACGATAGGCAACAACGGCTTTTGGCCCGATATAGACCCCAACGAATTCAAAGACAAAGAGCGCGTGCATAACGTCACGCCGCCGCGCCTGCGGCAATCGCTGCGAGCCGCCATGGCCGATGTGAACCGCCAGTTGGCCGACTACCAGCACGCACAGCAGCAAGCCGGGCGCATGGCCTGCGATGCCATCCCGCCTGAGATCTGGCAAACGCCAGGCGATATTCAACTGCTGTATACCCGCGCCGTTTACGCCCAAGCCCAAGCGGATCTGTTGGAGCGCTACCGCGATGCCTCCGCTACTGGCAAAGGCGACGAACGCGGCGAAGCCAAAGACCTGGCCGCCGACGACTACCGCGCCGATGCCCGTTGGGCCATCGCAGAGCTGACCGGCATCAATCACACCACGGTCGAGCTGATATGAACCGCGTCGTGCGCGCTCACCAGGGCGAAACGTTAGACGCTCTGCTCTACCGCGTGTACGGCAGAACCGCCGCCATCACCGAGCAAACGCTCACGCTCAACCCGCACCTGGCAGAACAAGGCCCGGTGCTCAAAGAGGGAACGCCGGTCACGCTGCCGCCACCACCGGACACCCGCGAAACCAAACAGCCACGCATCCAGCTTTGGAACTGAGGGAGCCCATGAGCCACCCGTATGAAATCACCACCGAAAGCGTCAAAGCCGCGCCCCCGGCCATCGTCTCGCTGCTGCACGTCGGCGGCATGACGCCCGCCGATTGGGTCACGGTGCTCACGCTGCTCTATCTCGCGCTACAAATCGGGCTGCTGGTACCGCGCTACCTCACCCGCCTGCGAAACTACTGGGAGAACCGCCGTGGGTCTTAAAACCAAACTCGGCGTTAGCCTCGCCGCCGGTGCCATCAGTATCGCCACCGCCGTGGTGTCGTTTTATGAAGGGTACGAGCCCACCGCCTACCGCGACCCCGTGGGCATCCCCACCATTTGCTATGGCCACACCGCCACGGTGCGCATTGGGCAAACGCTCAGCCCAACCGAATGCACCGCCCTGCTGCAGCAAGATCTCGACCACGCCTTCGCGGTGGTGGATCGCCGCGCACAGGTCGAGCTTCCAGAGCCCACCCGCGCCGCGCTCGCCTCGTTCGTTTACAACGTGGGGGAAGGCAACTTCGCCCGCTCCACCCTGCTGCGCAAGCTCAACCGGGGCGATGTTCGCGGTGCCTGCCACGAGCTTAGCCGCTGGGTCTACGCCGGTGGCCGCAAGCTCAACGGCCTGGTGAACCGCCGCACCACTGAAAAAGAGATCTGCCTGGCAGGGTTAGAACAGGAGGCCACCCCATGACCCGCCTACTCGCCGCCCTCGCCATCCTCGCCCTGGTGCTGCTGGTCACCTGGGCGCTGTGGCAGCGCACCTACGCCGCCGAAGCCCGCGCGGATCTCGCCGAACAGCAGCTCGCCCAATCACAGCAGCGGGAAGCAGAAAGCAAGGTGGTGATCGATGCGCTCTGGGAAAACGCCATGCGCCTAGAAAGCCAGCGCCGCGCCCTGGCGGATCAGCAAGCCGCCCTCACCCGCACTGCCTCACACCGCCTGGCCACCATCGAGGAACTCCAATATGAAAACGCCACGCTACGCGCTTGGGCTAGCACCTCTTTGCCTAGTGATGTTATCCGGTTGCGCCGCCGCCCCGCCGTCACCGGCGCCGCTGCTTACCATCAATCAGTGCGCGACCCCGAGCCCTTGCACCCTGCCAGCGAGCCACCCGCGCAATAACGGCGAACTGCACCTGCAGCTAGAACGCACCGAAGCCGCCTGGGCACAGTGCGCCGCCGAAGTAGACGCCATCATTCTTTGCCACCAGGAAGGCACCCAATGATCAAGCTCCAATCCCTACGCCAACACCTGCTCGCATCGGTCGAAGAGCTGCGCCTCAATCCCGAGCAGCTCCACACCTTCGTGAACGATGGGAAAGTGAAGTTCGCGCGCGGCACCAACCTGAGCCACCAGTACGCCGTCGATGCCCAAATCATCATCACCGACTACAGCGGCAGCCTCGATACCGTCATGATCCCGCTACTGCAGTGGCTCAACACCTACCAGCCGGATCTCATCGAAGATGAGGCGGTGCAAATCGAGGCCGAGATTCTCAGCAACACCCATTGGGATCTTGCTCTTACCGTCCGCCTCACCGAACGCGTCGTCGCAAACGTGGATTGCAGCACAGGCAGCATCAACGCAGAGCACCGGATGCCAGCATTCCCCGCCGATGCCTGCGCCGCCAAACACTGGCAGCTCTACATCAAGCACCCCGAAAATGCAGAGCATGACCTTGTAGCGGAATGGGATAGCCCCGAATGAGCGCAGATCTCGAACAAGAGCTAAAGCAGCTGGATAACTGGCTAACGCCGCTAATCGAAAAGCTCACGCCAAAAGAGCGCCGCGTATTAGCCCGCGAAGTGGCGCGGGATCTGCGTATTGCCAACCGCGAACGTATCAAAGCCCAAACCAATCCCGACGGCACACCGTTTGAGCCACGCAAACAGCTACGCGGCCGAAGCGGAGCCATCCGCCGCAAAGCGATGTTCACGGGACTGCGCACGGCCAAATACCTCAAGATCAAAACCACCGCCGACGAAGCCGCAGTGGGCTTTTTGGGTCGCGTCGCCCGCATCGCCCGCGTGCATCACTACGGGCTGCGCGACCGCGTAGAAAAAGGCGGGCCACAGCACCAATACGCCCGCCGCGAACTCATCGGCATCACCGCCAAAGACGCCGACCGCATCGCGGAAAGCGTCCTGAACCACCTCTCGCCACCCAGCTAATACACCGCCGCTTGTCCTGCCGGGCTGGCACAACGCCCACCGCTACCCATTCGCGCGTAGCCATCGCAGCATGGCGGCATGAACAACGTCGCCGAACTACTCCGCCTCATTCAAAACCTGATCCGCTTCGGTGCCATCGCCGAGGTGGACCACGGCGCGGCGGGTGAACGCCTGCCCACCGTGCGCGTGCGCTCGGGGGATCTGCTCACCGGCTGGCTGCCGTGGGCCGGTGGCCGCGCGGGCACTACCCGCGATTGGAACCCGCCCACCGTTGGCGAGCAGGTAATGATCCTCTCCCCCGGTGGGGATCTCGCCAACGGCGTGGCCATGCCCAGCCTATTCCAATTCAGCGCCCAGCCACCGACCAACGACCCCGGCAAAATCAGCCGCGAGTTTCCCGATGGCGGGCTAATTGAGTACGACCACGAACGCCAAGTGGTGCGTATCAACCTACCCGGCCGCTTAGAGATCACCGCCCCCAGGGGCACGCAGTGGGTAGGCGGCATCCAGCACCAAGGCGATATGCAACGCGAGGGCAGCTATCAGCAAAACGGCGGCACCCATACACATAACGGCAAAAACACCGGTAGCGACCACAAGCACAGCGGCATTCAGCCCGGCCCCGCAAATACAGGAGCGCCCATCTAATGCCCGGCATGAACGTCCAAACAGGCAAGCGGCTAGATGGCATCGACCACATCCGCCAAAGCGTGGCCGACATCATCACCACGCCCATCGGCTCCCGCGTCATGCGCCGCGACTACGGCAGCCTAGTGCCCGAGCTGCTCGATATGCCCATGAATGACGCCCTACTCATGCAGGTCTACGCCGCCACCATCATCGCCGTCACCCGCTGGGAACCGCGTATCCAGATCACCGGCGCGCGCCGCACCGTCAACACCCAGCAGCACGGTGCCGTGGTGATCGAGCTGCAGGGCAAAACCATTAACGGCCAGCCGTTGAGCGTAGGAGTACCCATTGCATGAACAACGCCATCGACCTCTCCCAACTCCCCGCGCCCAACGTCATCGAGCCGCTGGACTATGAAACCCTGCTGGCCGAGCGCAAAGCGCGGCTGATCGCGCTGCACCCCGAAGAGGAGCGGGAAGCCGTGACCGAGCTGCTCGCGCTGGAATCCGAACCCACGGTGAAGCTGCTGCAGGAGAACGCCTACCGCGAGCTACTACTACGCCAGCGCATCAATGAAGCCGCCCGCGCCGTGATGATCGCCTTTGCCAACGATGAGGATCTCGACCAGCTTGGGGCCAACCTCAACGTGAAACGCCTGGTGCTGGACGCAGGCGACCCCACCGCCATTCCGCCGGTACCGCCCACTCTGGAAAGTAACCGCGACTACCGCGCCCGTATTCAGCTCGCCTTTGAAGGGTTATCGGTGGCAGGGCCAAGCGGGGCGTATGAGTATCAAGCCATCAGCGCCCACCCCAGCGTGCTGGATGTCTCGGTAGCCAGCCCGGAACCCGTGGAAGTCGTGCTCACCATTCTCTCCCGCGAAGCCGGTGGCCAGCCCAGCCAAGCGGTGCTGGAAGCCGTGCGCAAGCGCGTGGATGAACGCCGCCCGCTGACGGATCGCGTCACCGTGCAGGCCGCCACACTGCTGCCGTTCAGCATCACGGCGGTGCTGGCCTTACGCACCGGCCCCGACCCCGCCGTGATTCGTGAGCAGGCCCGGCAACAGCTAGCAGCGTATGTGGAAGCCCGCCATCGGCTAGGGGCGTGGATCACCCGTTCAGGCGTTCACGCCGCCCTCACCGTGGAAGGCGTCGAGCGCATTACGTTGGAAGGCTTTAGCGAAATCCTCGCCGCTCAGCACCAGGCACCGCACTGCACCGGCATCACCCTACAAACGGAGGGCGTATGACCGACCTACTGCCCCCCAACCGCACGGCGCTGGAATCGCGCCTGGCCGCTTCGCACCCGCTCGCGCTGCCGGTACCGCTGCGCACGCTCTGGAACCCGGCCACCTGCCCGGCGCACTGCCTGCCATTTTTGGCCTGGGCGTTCTCGGTCGACCAGTGGCACGAGTCCTGGCCGGAGAGCGTCAAGCGTCGCGTGATCGCCAACAGCGCCGAGCTTCACCGCATCAAAGGCACCCGCCCAGCGGTCGAGCTCGCCATGGCATCCCTTGGGGTAGAAGTCGAGCTCACCGAGTGGTTCGAGGCCACGCCCCACCTGCCACGGGGCACCTTCCGCGCCGTGCTCTACGTGAACGAAAACCTCACGCCCGAGGCCCCGGCGCTGCTCAGCGACACGCTCTACACCCAGCTACGCCAGGCCATCGACAATGCTAAGAACCAGCGCAGCCACTACACCTTCCAGGTGGGTGCCCGCTACGCGGCGGGCATGGGGGCCGCCAGTGCCATGAAAAGCGCCGCCGTTCGACGCGACACCGCCAACGCCATCACACCCCCGCTGAATGCCCAAAGCTCCCTCGGCGCGGCGGCCATGCAGCGTACGGCAGCGGTCTCCCGCTGGGCGGCCACTGCCACCCAATCCCCCACGTTATCCACCCCGCTTGCCGTGGCCTGCACCTTCCGCGCTACGGCGGTGGCCCGTTACCCCATGGAGGCCCCCGCATGACGGCCCTTGTTCCCACGCTCACCCTCGCCGGGCTAAACGCCGTGTTCAATGCCCAAGGCGATGGCCTGCAAGCCCGCATCACCCATATTGTGCTGGGCGACCAAGGCCGCACGCCCAGCCCTTCGCACACCTCACTCGGCAACCAGCGCCGCCGTATTCCCATTGCCGATGGCGAGAAAACCGGCGAGCGACAGCTCCACGTCACCGGCGTGGTGGATGGTGATGGCCCGGAGTTCTGGGTGCGGGAAGTGGGTTTTGAACTGGAAGACGGCACGCTGCTGGCCATCTGGTCCAGCACGCAGCCGCTGGCGTACGTCTCCAATAACGTGCCGTTGCTGCTGGCGTTCGATTTACGCCTGGAGGCGCTACCGGCCAATGCCGTCACGGTCGTCACCACCGGGGCCAACCTATCGCTGGCCGCCTGGGGCGAGCAGTACCTCGCCAACGCAGCGGCCATCGTCGACAACATGGCTCGCCAGGTGGATCTCCTCTACCGCGTTCAAGCCCTAGAGAAACGCCCATGAGCAGCCAAGCCCCCACGATCAGCCTGGTGGCCGGAACCACGTATCGCTTTAGCGCGACGTGGGCCAGCGACGACGCCCACGCCACGCCGATCGACCTAACCGGCTGCGAGGCGATGTTCGCGGTGGTCAGTTACCAGGGTGAGACGCTGCTCACCTGCGAGACGGGTAACGGCATCGATCTGGTGCCCGAAGACGGCGGCATCCACCTGCATATTCGCCCCGAGCAAACCGCTGGCCCCGTAGCCCAGCACTGGGCAGGTGCCCGCTATGAGCTGCGCATCACCTTCCCCAACGGCGATGTGTTCAGCCTGCTGCAAGGGCGCTTTCAGCTACAGCCGGGGGTGATCCATGGCTAACGCCACGCGCCTCACCGTCACCATGCCCGCCCGCAGCGTCACCGTGCGCTTGCCCGCATCGCCACGCTTTCAGGTAATTAGCCACGGCCTGCAGGGGCCGCCCGGCACGCTCTCGGCAGAGATCCTGCAGCAGGTCAGCGAGGCCCGCCACGCCACCCAACAGCTCGGCAGCCTGATGGCCGCGCTCACCCAAGAATTCACCTACTACGGCGGCAGCATCACCGCCCAGGAAGAGGCCAAACAATGAGCTTTGATGAGAATTTAACCGCACTACGCCAGGCCGTCACTCACACCCTTGGGGTGATCGACGGCAAGCTGCGCAATAAAGCCAATAAAGCCGACGTGATGACGCCGGAACAGGTCGAGCAGCGCATTCAAACGCTGATCGGGGCCGCGCCCGCAACCCTCGACACCCTGGCCGAAATCGCCGAGGCGCTGGGCAACAACCCCAACTTCGCCGCCACCATCACCGAGCAGCTCGGCACCAAGGCCACCAAAACCCAACACACCGCGCTGGAAGCCGACCTCAGCGAGGCCCTCACCGCGCTCACCGACGCCTTCACCCAAGGCGCGGCCAACATCCAAAACGCCACCCAGGAGACACCATGAGCTTAGAAAACCAAGTCGCCGCGCTCGTCAGTGCCGCTAGCAACCTCACCAGCCAGGTGGCTGGGAAGATGGCTCAAATTGACCAGAAAGTGAATCAGGCAACCGCCAGCGTACCAGGCACGATTCGCGACTTATCCGGTAAGCGTTATCACATCGACAATGAAGTGGGTGACGATAGCAACGACGGCTCAGCAGGTAGCCCATTACGCTCAGCCGAAGAGGCGGCAAAGCGCGCCATACCAGGCGCTTATGTCGAGCTCTATTTCAAAGGTGGTCAGGACCATATTGTCCGATTCAGACAGCGGTGCGGAGTAAGAGTCGCCGGGTGGGATATCGACACCAAAGGAAAGCCACGCCTCCACCCGGATGGGTCCGATTTCAACAACGACACGACCCAAAAAATTCTGCAGGGCTTTGTCGATGTCGGCCCCTATATCACGTTTGGTGGGGTCGAGTTGCATTGTGATGATGCCGGTTATAACCCCAATGGCTCTCAATCGGTCAACACGTTCTACTCCGCCATGGTGTTTGGTGACGTCGCCATCAAAATCTTCATGAATAACGTAGACATTCGGCTGGATCACGTATCACTGACCTCCAACTGGGCAGGATACAGCCAGCGAGACTTGAGCATGAACAACACCAGCATCCAGCGTGCAGGAGCCTCCGGTGCACGACTGCTGCGTGATCGAAGCGGCTCTACCTCGACACTCCGGCTGGCCTGTAACTCGGTCACGTTGCTGAATGGGATCACATGGCCTGACCTTATCCCTATCTATAACAACGGTTCCAACGTCTTATCCAACATTGCTATCCAATAAGGAGTACCCATGCTCATTGATAAAGTCGTTCTGGAAAACGAGACGATTTATGGCGTGGATACCGACGCCACATCGATTCCAATGAATCGTCTGATCTCCGCTGCGCAATTGCAGCTTTATAACCTGATCGACACCGCCGCCGGTAACGCCCGCGCCGCGTTCGTCAGCCCGGGCAGCTATATCGATCAGGAGTACCTGCTCGCTAAACAGGAGGCGCAGGCCTGGCTAGACAACGGCAAAGACGCCAACGCCATCCCCTCCAGCGTCAGCGACCACATGGCCATGTTTGAGGTAGGCGCCGAAGCCGCCGCCACCGAGATCGTCGCCACCGCCGAGGCGTGGGAAACCGCATTGCGCGAAATTCGACAGCTACGGCTCGGCGGCAAAGCGGCGGTGCGTAAGGCGGAAACGATTGAAGCGGCAGAGGCAGCTGCTGAGGAAGCGATTGAGCAGTTGAATCGGTATCGGCCGCCGGAGGGCTAAATAATCACGCTGACTGAAAGAGTAAGCCCGCCAATTGGCGGGCTTTTAGGTATTAGGTAGAAGCACAAAGTAAAGTTATCCACAGGCGTAAAAGACACGCGGTGTTACATTGCAAATAAAATTAATAGGACATAACATTTGTCTTGGCTAAAGAGATGTAAGCCAAAAAAAAGAGAAGCCCCATGTCCTGGCAGACTAAGGCTTCTCATTCATGGACCCGGGGCTAGGCTCGGGCACATTCGACAGGTTCAAAATATATCAAAATTGATGCCTTCTTCAACTGTCAGTTGAAGATTATGCCTAGCCTCATTACCTTCGCTAACGCGAAAGGAGAATGAAATGAGGTATTTAGATGCTAGTTTGGTGTTTTTGGAAGTGTTCACGAAAGCCATAGAATTAGCACTTTTACTCTGGCCATTTTGGTCGCCATTCGGATAACCGAATCCAAGCCCGCCACCCGGCGGGCTTTTTCTTGCCCAGCCTCTACGAGAATCTGTCCCCCACTCCCCGCACAACGCCCGCCGCTACCCTCCCACGCGCAAGCACCACACCATGGGCTTCACTCAGCCAGTACCCCATGACCCCGCTTGAACCTGCGCAGGAGACAAGCTCATGACCGACCGTTTTCACGGCGTCCGCGTGACCGAGATCAACGAAGGCACGCGCCCTATCAAAACCGTATCCACCGCCGTCATCGGGCTGGTGGCCACCGCGCCCAACGCCAGCCCCGGCGTGGCCGCCAGTGTCGTGATCAATGGCCTTGCGGCTAACGGCAACCTCACCTACACCGCCGCCAATGTCGGCGTGAATGGCGATACCATCCGCATCACCCACCTGCACCCCGGCGAGCCCTCCACCGCCATCAACGTCGCCGTGGCAGATAAACACGTCACGATCACGCTCGCCACCGATGCCGAAGGGGAGATCCTCAGCACCGCCGACGAGGTGGCCACCGCCATTTCAGCGGATAGCGCCGCCTCGGCCCTGGTCAGCGTAGCCATCAACGGCGATGGGCTGGGCATCCCGGCCACCGCCCAAGCAGTCCGCCTAACCGGCGGCGTGAATGAGCCGTTCCCACTGAACGAACCGGTGCTGCTGAACAACCTGTACACCGCCATCGCCAACGCCGGTAAAGGCGGCACGCTGCGCCGCGCGCTGACGGCCATCGTGGAAGAAACAAAAGCCGTGGTGGTCGTGGTGCGCGTCGAAAAAGGTGACACCGAACAAGCCACCGCCGCCAACGTGATCGGCGGGGTCGATCAAGCCACTGGCAAGAAAACCGGCATTCAAGCCTTCACCGCCGCCGAGACCAAATTCGGCGTAAAACCGCGCATTTTCGGCGCGCCGGATCTCGATACCCAAGCCGTGACCGCCGCCCTCGCAGGCATCGCCCAGCAGCTACGCGGCTTTGTGTACGCCTACGCCCACGGCTGCCAAACCAAAGAAGAAGCGCGCATGTACCGCGAGAACTTTGGCCAGCGCGAAGTGATGATCATCTGGCCCAACTGGCAAGCGTTCGATGTCGACGCAGAAGAAACCCTGCCCTTGCCTGCCGTCGCCAAGGCACTTGGCCACCGCGCCAAACTGGATAACCAGATCGGCTGGCACAAGACGCTTTCCAACATGCCCGTGAACGGCGTCACTGGCATTAGCAAAGACGTTTCCTGGGATCTGCAAAACCCCGCCACCGATGCGGGCTACCTGAACGACGCCGACGTCACCACGCTGATCCGCAAAGAAGGCTTCCGCTTCTGGGGCTCCCGCACCTGCTCGGCAGATCCCCTCTTTGCGTTCGAGTCCTACACCCGAACCGCGCAAGTGCTCGCCGACACTATCGCCGAAGCCCATTTCTGGGCGGTCGATAAGCCGATGCACCCGAGTTTGGTGCGCGACATCATCGAAGGAGTCAACGCCAAGTTCCGCGAACTCACCCGCAGCGGCTACATCCTCGGCGGCTCCGCCTGGTTCGATGAAGAGCTGAACAGCCCCGAGGTGTTGAAGTCCGGCAAGCTCTACATCGACTACGACTACACCCCGGTACCTCCCCTGGAAGACCTCACCTTCCAGCAGCGCATCACCGACCGTTACCTGGTCGACTTCGCCGCCCGCATCAGCGAATAAACCGCCGCCCGCGATAGGCCATAACAGGAGCCATCAGCATGCTTCCCAATATCCTCAAAGACTTTAACTTGTTCGGCGACGGCAACAACTGGCAGGGCATGGTACCCGAGCTAACGCTGCCCGAACTCGCCCGCCGCATGGTCGAGTACGAAGGCGGCGGCATGGACGGCCCCATCGAAGTCGACCACGGCAATGAGCTGCAAATCTTCGAATGGACCCTCGGCGGCATGACCGTCAACGGCCTGTTCGATACCTACGGCAGCCCAGTGCACGACGCTGCCCTGCTTCGCATGACCGGCTCTTACGAATCCGACGAAGACGGCAGCATCATCCCCGTCGAGATCGTCATGCGCGGCCGTCACAAAACCATCAACCTCGGCGATGCCAGCAAAGGCGACAACAACCAAATCAGCGTCACCACCACGCTGAGCTACTTCAAGCTCACGGTAGACGGCGAAGACGTGATCGAGCGCGACGTGCCCGGCTACGTGTTCAACGTGCGCGGCGAAGATCGCCTCGCCCAGCGCCGCCGCGCCCTCGGCCTATGACCCAACCCAATCCCAACCACCACGGCCGCCCCGGCGGCCAACCCCAACCCATAGGAACGCACCACCATGACCGACAACACCGAAGCCCAAGCCGTAGAAGCCACCGAAGCTAAGCCCGCCACCGCCCCCGGCGTCCCCACCGAAGTGGTCGAGCTGGAAACCCCGCTGCAGCGTGGCAAAACGCTGGTGAAAGAGATCACCGTGCGCAAGCCCATGAGCGGCGGTATGCGCGGCGTCTCCCTGGTCGACATCATGAACCTGGACGTGGCCGCCCTCACCAAAGTCATGCCCCGCATCACCACGCCCGCACTCACCGAAGCCGAGCTGAAAACCATGGACATCGTCGACCTAGTGCAACTCGGCACGGCGCTGAACGGTTTTTTAACCCCAAAGAAGTTCAAGGACATCGAAGCCTAACGCTGCCCGAATTCGTCGAAGACGCCATGGCGGATCTCGCCATGGTGTTCCACTGGGAACCCAGCGCGATGGACGGCATGGAACTCGACGAACTCATGGAATGGCGCGAACGCGCCCGCAAACGCCACGAAGGCGCCAAGCCCAAAGGTGGCAAGCAAGGCAAAAAGTAAGGCAGCAAATAGGGAAAACCGATGGCACGTAATCTACGACTGCAAGTGATGCTCAACGCCGTGGACCGTGTCACCGGCCCACTCAAACGCATGCGCCAAGGGGCTGGCCAAACCGGCCAAGCCATGCGCGACACCCGCGACCAGCTCAAAGAGCTGCAGCGCACCCAAAGCGACCTCACCAGCTACCGCAAAGCCAACGCCGCCATGCGGCAGAGCACCCGCGCGATGCGCGACGCTCGAGCACGCAACCAGCAATACACCCAAGCACTCGAACAGCAGCGCGAAGCCCACGCCAACGTAAAGTCAGGGCTCACCGTTGCCCGCCGGGAATACGACCGCCTCGCCAAAGAGCTACTACGCACCAAACAACCCAGCGACCAGCTCACCGCCTCATTAGAGCGCGCCCGAGTGCGCCTTCACGGCCAGCAAAGCGAGTTCGATCGCTCCGCCCGCGCCCTACGGGAATACCGCAACCGAACCCGCCACGCAGGCGAAGAAGTCAAACGGCTCACCCAGAACCACGCCACGCAAACCGAGCGCATCCGTGGCCTAAAAACGCGCCTCGATGAGGCAGGCATCAGCACCGACAACCTCGGCCGAAGCGCCCGAGAGCTGCGCACAAACGAGGAACGGCTCAACACCGCCCTGCAGGAACAGAAACGCCACCTCTCCGAAGTCGCCCAGCGTCAGCGCCGGTTAACAGAGGCCCGCGACCGCTACCAAAACGGCATGGCCAACGTCGCCCGCGCCCAAGGGGTGGGCATGGGCATGTTCGGTACCGGCATCGCCCAAGGCTACGCCGCCAGCCGCCTGCTAACACCAGGCGTCGCCTGGGGCGAACAGATGAGCACCCTACAAGCGGTCGGCCGCTTTGGTGCCGACGATGAACGCTACCAGGCGTTACGTGAACAATCCCGCGAGCTAGGCGGCTCCACCGCCTTTAGTGCTACCGAAGTCGGCGGCGGCCAAGAGTTCCTGTTGCGTGCGGGGATGAGTGCAGAAGCCATTCAGGCCTCCATGCGCGACGTGCTCGATCTCGCCCTGGCCAACAACACCGAGCTAGCCCGCGCGGCGGATATCGCCTCCAACATCGCGGGCACCTTCAAGATCGATATGGAAGCCGATGGCGCAATGGCTCGCGTCGCGGATATCCTCTCCGGTACCGCCAGCCGCGCGAACGTCAATCTGGAAATGCTCGGCGAAACCATGAAGTACCTGGGCGGCTCCGAAGATCTCGACCTCACCATGGAACAAGCCGCCGCCATGGCAGGCTTGATGGGTAACATCGGCATTCAAGGCAGCATGGCCGGTACCGCCATGCGTGCCATGGCCAACCGTTTAACCAAGCCCGCAAAGGAAGGTCGCGATGCCATGGAGCAACTGGGCCTAGAAGTCTCAGATGCCAACGGCAATATGCGCGATATGCCCGACATCCTCCGAGACATCAACAACGCCACGCGGGATCTCGGCAACGTCGAACGGCGCGCCCTACTCTCTGCCATCTTTGGTGCCGAAGCCGGTTCTGGCATGACCGAGCTGGTCAATGGGATGACTGACGGTGACTTGGATGCACTAATAAACGCACTACAAACCAACGCCGGTGAAAACGCCGAGATGGCCCGCGTGATGGCCGACAACCTCGGCGGCGACCTCAAGAGCCTGCGCAGTGCATGGGAAGAGGTGGGCATCAGCATCACCGACACCAACGACGGCCCCCTACGCGAACTGGTGCAAAACATCACCACCATCACACGCGGTGTAGGCGAATGGATCAAAGCTAACCCCGAGCTAGCGGGCACCATCGCCAAGGTGGCGGCGGGAATGATCGCACTCGCCACGGTGGGTGGCGCTGTCACCATGACGTTCGCCAGCATCCTCTCCCCGCTGCTGTTCACCCGCTTTGCCATGGCCACGCTGGGCATTCGTGCCGCGTGGCTTACGAAGGGATTTAAGTTGCTGGGCGGCGCGGCCACATGGCTAGCAAGGGCAGGTCTGGCGGTTCTGGCTGGATCACTAAAGATTATTGGGGGCGCACTGCTTGCAACGCTGAAAGCGTCCGGTGCTTTTTTGATGGGCTTGCGCGCCTTGGGCACCATTTTATTGGCGGTGGGAAAAGGGATCATGGTCTCACTGCTCGGCGCGCTCAAAGCCACCGCCATCTTCTTGGCGACCAACCCCATCGGCTGGGGCATTGCCGCCATCGCCGGTGCCGCGTTCCTGATCTACAAATACTGGGAACCCATCAAGGCGTTTTTCGTAGGCCTATGGCAGCAAGTGAAAGCCGCATTCGATGAAGGCGTGGGCGGCGTGGCGCGCCTGCTGCTCAACTGGTCGCCCTATGGCCTGCTGTATAACGCCTTCACCAGCACCATCGAGCGGCTCGGCATCACCATCCCCGACGGCTTCCGCGACTTCGGCAGCATGATCGTGGACGGCATCATCAACGGCATCAGCGCCAAGCTCGGCGAGCTACGCGACTCCATCACGGGCATGGTCAGCAACGCCATGGGCTGGTTCCGCGATTTGCTGGATATCCACTCCCCCAGCCGCGTGTTTACCCAATACGGCGGTTTTATCACCGAAGGCCTGGCCAACGGCATCGAAGACGACGCCGACAGCCCCATCAAGCAAGTGCGCGGCATCGCCAACAACCTTCGCAATGCCGCCGGTGGGTTAATGCTCGGTGCCGGGCTGGCCACCAACGCCAGCGCCGCCAACATCGACACCAGCGCGATACAGATCGACGCCCGCCCACCGCTGCAAAGCCACGCCAGCGCAGCCCCCAGCGCCGGGCTAGTGATTCACGGCGGCATCAACATCGAAGTGCACGCATCCCCCGGCATGGATGAGCAAGCCCTGGCCAGAATGGTGAATGAGCAAGTGCAACGCGCCCTAAAAGACGCCGAGCGCCGCGCCGCCGCTGCCAGCCGCCGCAACTTCTACGATAACGACTGAGGGTGATCTACATGTGCATTATTCAAGTCTTAGGGCGGTTTTTAATAGCTCGTAACAGAAACGAAACCGTCCCATATAAACAGATAAAAAACGATGCACTTAGAGCATTACCAACGCTCTGTACAGCAGGATCATTTAAGTCTTCTAACCCACTCGTCAAGAAGCCTGACACGGCCATAAAAACGGCTGCCACCAGTGCTCCGATAGAGTCACTGTCACTTCTATCCTTGAGGGTAAAACCGATGACCAACCCTAGCAGAACAAAAATGCCTTCATGGCTACCACTTTGGACCGCCCGAATAGGGAAAGCAGGGTCGCCAATTAGCCATGTAATGAAATATCCAATGAGCACTAAAAATGTTCCACCTAGTGCAAATGACACACTTTCCTTCATAGCGGTCCTTATTCAATGATGATGACTTACGGATTATTCGTTTTCGGCCTCAATACAGCAGCTTACCAAGAGCTACAGCGGCAAACCAACTGGCGGCACGCCAGCACCTCACGTATCAACGCCCGCCCGGTGCACCAGTTCCTCGGCCCCGGTGACGACACCATCAACCTCACCGGCACCCTGCTGCCCATGTTTACTGGCGGTCAACAGAATCTCGATATGCTCCGCGCCCTGGCGGATCAGGGGCAAGCGTGGCCGCTGATCGAAGGCACGGGCACTTACTACGGCATGTACACCATCGAAAGCCTGCAAGAGCGCAAAAGCGAGTTCTTCCGCGATGGTGCCGCCAAGCAAATCGAGTTCGACCTGCAACTGACTCGCATTGATGAAGGCCGAACCGAGCTGCTCGGCATCCTGGAAAGCAGCGCCCTACGCGCCATTACCGGGGCACTGGCATGAGCATGCAACCCGACTACCGCATCAGCCTACAGGGCCAAATCATCAGCCCTGAGTTTCGCGCGCGCCTGGCATCGCTCACCCTGCACGATCGGCGCGGCATGCAAGCCGACCAGCTCGATATCACACTGACAGACGACGACGGAATGCTGGATATACCGCCCACCGGTGCAGAGCTAACCCTGGCCATCGGCTGGAAAGGGCAAGCGCTCACCGAGCGCGGCACGTTCATCGTTGATGAGGTGGAGCACACCGGCGCGCCGGATACGCTCAACATCCGCGCATCCAGTGCCAACATGCGCCAAGGGCTACCGGGGAAACGGACACAGAGCTGGGATAGCGTGACCGTGCGGGACATCATCGAAACAATCGCCGCCCGCCATGAGCTAACGCCCAGCGTGGGGGCAACGCTAGCAGGCGTGCGCATCACCCACATCGACCAAACCGACGAAAGCGACCTACATTTTTTAACGCGCCTAGCAGAACGCTTCGACGCGGTGGCCACCGTCAAAACCGGCCACCTGATTTTTGTACCCGCTGGCCAAGCTACAACAGCGACCGGGCTAGAGATCCCGCCCATTCAGCTACGCCGCCAAAGCGGCGACCAGCACCGCTACCTCAAGGCAGAGCGCGACGCTTACACCGGCGTCACAGCGCTATGGAATAACACCGCCCACGCCACCCGCGAAGCCGTCACCGTCGGCGACCCACAAAACGCACAGCAGCTACGCCACACCTACGCCAGCGAGGAAGAAGCGTTAGAGGCCGCCCAAGCCGAATGGCAGCGCATCCAACGCGGCACCGCCTACTTTTCAATCACCCAAGCCATCGGCGACCCTGAGATATTCCCCGAAACGCCCGTGTGGTGCATAGGCTGGAAACCCCAAATCGACGCCACGCCCTGGATCATCACCGAAGTGACCCACAGCCTCACGGAAAGCAGCTACACGATAGCGCTGCAGCTGAAAAGAAGAAGCTAATTACTAGAAAAATTAAAAAGTTACGCTACGGTATACACTGAAGGATGAGTAGCTAACACGTCCGCCTAAGCTACGCACATCGGGAACTAAACGATGAAATGGTGGTACAATGTATAGCTTATCTACGTTTTGAGCAGCTAACCAAGCGATAATGTACGCAAAACACTAAGTTACGCAGTGAAGCTAGTAACAGCTCGGTACGTTTACGACTAAACGACCTTGTCTATACAGCCGTACACTGCAATGATGTAAGTACCAAAGGAAAACACCTAGCGTCAGACGCCAGGTACATGACCGCCAAGCTGACGCTGTGGCGGTTTTTGTTCGCTACCAAGCGAGCAACTGCTAGGAGAGTCATCATGGCAAGCGCAAATGTAACCAAGAAAGTACGTCAAGTACTGGACCTCACCTGGGACGACGAACTCCCAGTGGAGCCGGTTGCCATCGCTCGCTACCTGCTGATCACGAAGGGTGATGAGAAGCGCAACATCTCCATGGTTGGGCGCGACGACATCACTTTCAGTGGTCAGGCGCGGTACGACCAAGAGAAAAAACGGTATTACTGCGAATACAACGTCAATGAGCCCAGCTATCGCCAGCGCTTTACCCAAGCCCACGAGCTGGGGCATGTTGTGTTGGGTCATGTCCGTAACGGGGTTAGCCCAAAACGCGATACGAGCTTTGCGGTACGCTCGGATGACCAGGATGAAATTGACGCTAACCAGTTTGCGGCGGAGCTTCTGATGCCTGAAGACTACGTGCGCACAGCCGTTAAGCGCGAATTTAACGTCAATAAGCTGGCCAGTCTGTTCGACGTATCTACGGCGGCGATGCACTACAGGCTCAAGAACCTAGGTCTGCTATAAGTTTTCTATGTCTTTCCTTGAACGTTATCATCGATATCTAGGCAAACATACACCTAAAACCAGTGACTCGGATGAAGGAGATACCGAGTCACTAGGCCTAGGTAAACGCTCCAATCCTGATGAACATAACGAAGAAGACTGGACGGGAACGAAATCTCCTGAGCAAACAAAGCAAGACAGCGAGGAGCTTCGGCAGCGACATATCGAAGACTTAGATCGTGATAGGGTTACTCGTCATACGCAAGGTACCCAGCAAGTAGAGCAAATCATCACGCGCACCAAAGCAGCATCTAAGAATTTCCTTAAACTATCCGTTGCTGGGGCTTCCACAATTTTCGTTGTTGGCTTTTTCTCATTGCCACAAACGCGTGAAATATTGAATCTCTGCCCATGGATAGAGTTAGATGCTGATATAGCCACCTCGGGGCATTGGACTATATATCTACTTCTGTTTCTGCCTACTACATTGATGGCCGTCTTAGGCATCACCCTTTGGATCACTGGCCTGAAGTTCTCCTCACAAATTTATGGCGGTATTCAAGGGTCAGAAGAAAAAGGGTCCAACGAAACCTTGTCAGAGTGCCTCAAAACTTGCCAAGAGATATTAAAGCAAAGTAGCGGATCGCCGTGATCTAACCCCCCCGGCCAATGAGCCGAGGGTGGTGGTTTATCACCCTATCAATGACCGCCCTTCACTCTGGCGGCGCCTCAAAAAGCCCCATCACCATCGCCCGCAGCTCCTCCGCTTCCCAAAACCCTGTCAGGATAGAAACGATCAAGGCTGCCGCTGCCAGCCATAGCGCTTTGCGGTTACTCCACTCCTGCTCCGCCTGCGAGCGTTTCCCCTCTTCCACCTGCGCCGTCAGGATGCGTAGCTGCTCATCGCTGTTGTCAGTTTGCTTTCTAAGGCGCTCATCCCGAGCGGCCTGCTCCGCCTTTGCTTTATCCGCTTGCTTGGAAATTATCTCCAGGGCGAAATCTGGGTGGGTGGAAAGGCGACTTTTTACAGGTAGCTCAAGATTTAGAAATTGGGGAGCGAGTGATCCACCTGAGCTTCCTTGAGTATCTGCCACCGCAGGCTTAAGTGGTGCATGGCGCAGTTCATTATCTAGAGGCAAGCCTCGATCCTCAGCCATGAGCATACGCCATTTCCCAGTGGAAGCTAAAAGCCCAGCGTTTGCTGGCCCAAATAATAGCGCCTTTTCATGCTCGATAGCGGCTTCACACAAAATCATATCCAGGTAGTGCAGCTCTTCATAAGCCGGGGTAAACACACCGGCTGGAAAGCCCATGGCCAAGTAGGGACTAGAAACAGGCGTCAGGTGAACGGTCTCGTCAGCGCTCATCAAAAAGGCCACCCGTTCAGCAGGCGGAAACGAAGGTACTCGCTCCAACTTTCCATTTTTTATCACCAGTGGTTTCGACGCCCCCATGCTCCCCCTACCTAAATTGTGATCCCAAACAAAAAGCCCCCAACCAATCCATGGCCGGGGGCGTGGGCGTGGGTGCCGCACTCTTCTGGCGAAGCGGTTTCGCCACGCATGCTTTTAGGCGACACCCTCACTATGACAAATCCGCTTAGGCAATGATATAAGCGATTGACCATAAAACGTGTAAGCCATTTCTTACACCGCCCAACACCGCGCTTGCCTGACCACTACCCCGCGAAACTGTTTAGCCGTGATAAAGCACCCTTCCCCACCCGAGGGTGGCAACAAGCGGCAGCGGCTGCCGACGCGGTGGGTTTTGAATAATCGGAACTCGCCCTCTACCTCCGCCACCACCAGATCGGCGTGGCCATACGAGCGGGCTTCGTCCACCACCAGCACATCGCCCTCCATCCATGGCCCACCTGGGGGCACCTCGTCGCTGATCTCGACCAGAAAACAACTCGGCGGAAACTTCCGCCGATCCATCTCCACTACCGCAGGGTGCTCCACACCCACCACGGCAGGCCCCAAGTAGTTCACTCGCATCCGCGTTCCCCTGTTGGCTCCATCACGAGCGATGCGCTGCACCGCGTCCTAGAACCTTATACTGTAAAAATTACCAGTATTTAACAAGGGTTATGGAATAACGGTTAGCCATAATGAATATACTGATTAAGAAAAGGGGATGAAGGCGATTTTGCTCTTTTTCTAAAGAATCTCTGATAAACGCACAAAATCTTAGCTACCTGTTTCCTCAGTAGGTGCTTTGTCTTTACTGCTTTCTCTTTTTTTGCGCAAAGCGAGTAGCTCTTCAATCGGTCCATGTTTCTCTTTGGCTGCACCATCAATCACAGATTTAGAGTCGCGGCTAATTGAAAGAAGATTTATGCGCATCAATTCCAGCAAATCTTCAGATGCATCATCACCAATTTCACTCAACCTGCTTTTATAGCCTTCATATGATTCGGCAAGGGTCTGCTTCTGAGCATAAAACTCCTCAAGTCGAGTTAAATAAGAAGATTTTTTAGAAGCAAAAATACCAAGCCATAACGGGATTACTAGCAAGGGTAGTCGAGTTGCGAAAAACTGGACATAATCCCAAAAACTATCAAGTTCATTATTTGAGCTAAAAAATATAACAAATGCCACGAATGCCCCTATGCCTAGGGAAATATAAAAGGTATTATCATACTTATCTCTTTGCGTGGCAGCGGCTTCTTTTCTTTCCTTAAATGACTTAGCCAACTGAACAGTAACTGCACTACCTAAAATATCATCAGCTTTAGCCTGTATATTCCTGGCTGATTGAGCCAAGGCTTCAGATTTACCTATAAGATCACCATACTTGTTCTTGAGAGAAACATTCTCCTCATTAATTGCTTCAATTCTTGTTTTAAAACTATTCAAATCCTTCTCGATAAATTTAGCTTCCTTTAAAAGACTTTTTGTCTCAGCCAAACTTTCTGCCAACTCATCACTATGCGCATTATAATTTTCTATATTAACCCGAGCCTCTTCGGTACTCTTTATTAGCTTTTCCAAAGAAAGTTCTTGCTTTTTAAAACCAGCTTCAAATTCGTCTATTTTACTTGCTAGCTCTTTATTTTTCTCAAATAAATTATTTAAAAAACTAAAATCTTGACCAACAAAAAACGCATCCCATATTTTAATATTATATTTTTGACGAATAGATTTATTTGCCCCGTACTCTATCCATACTCCAGACCCGAAAAAAACATCCGAATCAAAAAGATTCAATGGCTCTATTTTAAAACTTATCTCCTTACCACCCTCTATAAAACCACCTTGAATATCGGGTGCACCATCATCCTCATATTCTACCAGCTCTGCATGTCCCTCTTTCATAAGGCCATTTGAATTATAACCTCTTACTTTAAACTTTCTCTCACTTAAAAGCTCAAAGTAATAATTATTAACTAGCTTGAGATCAGCTGGAATATTGCTTGCAGCTGACTGAGGCTTTAATTCACAAAAAAAGCCCTTCTTTTCATTGTTAAGCATTCCACCCCCTTAAATACAACCATTTTTTGGAATCCCACATTCTATCTTTTACTTTTACGCAACACCTTAGAGCCCGGATTCTTTATTTGCTAAAACCTATTCTCCATCACTTATCACCTAAAAAATAATTCCCGATATTTTCGATAAATTGATAAGAGGCATTAGCTTTCGTCACAAATGAAAAATATTTATCGTAAACAGATTTAAAAGATTCGCGAACGCTACCATCATCGTGCTGGGCCATATCTTTTTTATTTAATAGCATTCGACCACTTAAAGACGACATTGTCTCTTCAACACCGTCAGCACCTCTATAAAGATAAAATAGCATTGCTTTTTTCATGTTAATAACATCGGTCATTAACCTAAGACGCAACGGCCTTGGTAAAGAGCTACTCAACAGGCTATTAAAAAAACCCTCAAGGCTGTCTCTAAGCTCTTCAAAACAGTCTCCATCTACTTTACTTTCAATTCTAGAATTAAAATCTCGATAGTAATTTTTACCCACCCCTAGGAGCATAACGACAGAATCATCAATAAGCCGAAGGTCTTTGAAAGGCTTTTGACTCTCAACAAAGAAAGCCACTTTTTTTAGCGAACAAAATGCTCTTTGATATATCTCATTATTATCGAAGTCAGGTATTAACGCCTTAAATGTAGACTCAACAATATCTACCAAGCGCAGATACTCAAAAACATGATCATATAGCTCACTTGAACTTGATCGACTCACTTCAAAACTGTGAGACAAAACAACCTTTACGCTCTGAGCTGGATTTTGCTCTTTTATTTTATTTATGATTATTTCAAGCCGAGAAATAGGCGAAAAATCTTCCATTAACTAACACTCCCTAGCTTCTTTATTCGCGGCCTCAAAACAGCCTTTATGTCTTGATAATTTTACACTCAAACCACCCGCCCAATCCGAATCTCACACCGCCCCAAGATCTCCACATCGTGCATATCCTGCGGCTTGATCATTTCCGGCTGGTAGTGCTCGTTATCGCTAATCAAATACAGCGCCCCGCCCGCCAAGCGCTGCACCCGCTTAATCCGTCGCTCGCCACTCACCAGCAGCAGAAAAACCCCTTCCTGCTTCGGGTCGCGGTTGCTCCGATCCACCAGCACCCAATCCCCGTCGGCCAAGGTGCCGTCCATGGAATCGCCGCGCACTTTGATGCCCACCACATGGGCCGGATCTAGACCGTGCTCGGCCAGCTCGCTGCTTGGAAAGTGCAAGATGCTTTTCACCGGCTCGCCTTCAAAGCTACGCCCTGCCCCGGCGGCCGCTTCGATGTCGTACATCTTTACCGGCGAGAGGTCTGGCCCGGGTTCGGTCATCGGCAAGCCTAAAGGCTGCGACTCTGGTACCGAACGGTTTCCAGTGAGCACGTATTGAACGTCTACTCCCTGCGAAGCAATCGCAGTCAGATAATCCCCTTTCGGGCTGCGCTGATCGCCTTCATAGAGCATTTGAGTCTTTTTAGTCACTTGGGCAAGGTCACCGAACTGGGTTTGAGACATACCCAGCCGCTCCCTTTCCTCGCGTAGCCTTTCACCCAATGAAACCATTTTGTCCTCACAACTCTTGACATGGTAACCGTTCGGTACCATTCTATTTATGTCTTTTACTTCACAATACTTTGCAAGGGAGCCACTGCCATGGCCGCACCTGCCGAAAATTTACCGCTCGTGACGGTGGAAAAACTCGATATCCACCAAACCCACGGCGTTCTTACCCTCGAAAACGCTCAGGAGGGCATTCAACACTTCAACGACGATTGCCCTGGCAAAACCATGCCGCTATCCGAGCTGCTCAACGTTATGTTGGTGGCGCAAGGGTTTGGCGCTACCGATCTTACCGCCGATTTCCAACTCGACCAGCAAGCGCCCAACATCAAGTGGTCACTTACGGCGGTTAGCCACCAGCACGCACCGACTCGCAACGTCGTGTTGTTCCGTGGCGTCGAGGTGGAGCTAGACCGCTGCTCTGAACGCACCCGCCGCCTCATTGAAATGGCTTTGCGCAACGGTACCCACACGCCCAACCCCTTCGCAGATCTCGAAGCCCTGGAAGAAAGCACCACGGCCAAGGCGGTTAGCCAACTCGCTGCCACGATGTTGGCCAGCCATACCCCCGCCGTGGATATCGAAGACGCCCTGGCGGAACTGCGCGCCCACATGGATGAGCACTTCCTGCAGCGCAAGCTCGTGCGTTTGTACGAGCGCTGAGCGGTTAAAAAGCATTGTATTTCACATTTGGAGCCTAACCCATGAATACCGCCAACACCATTCCCCCTAAGCCGATTTATGCCCCGCGAGGCTGCCAGCAGCCCGTGATGACCTACCTCACCGAGAGCGAGTGCGCCGACCTGGAGCGGATTCAGCAGCTCGAAGTGCGCTCCAAATCGGCCACCGCCCGCATGTTGATGCTGCGCGGTATCGCACAGTACGACCAAGACACCCTCTCCGCCGAATAGCGCTGTGTGCCGCTGCAGAAGGAACACCGTCATGCACCAAGATTCTCGCCGTATTCGCCACCGTTACGCGGCCATCAACCTGGATGACTACGAGGCCAAGCTGATCGACGCCTTGGTCGATTACACCGGCCTTTCCAAAGCCACCCTGCTGCGCCAGTTGGTGCTGAAAGAGGCTCTTGAAACGCTCGGCGTCAGCGACATCGTGGAGTCCAGTGTGGGCCAGCGTGCGTCCTAAAACCAGGCACTTAAAAGGGCCAAAAGGAGCACTTGAAATGCCCCAGAACCACCTAACGCTGGATGACGAACTCGAACGCCAGCTAGAGGCGGTGAGGCTGCAACAAGGCTTGGAAACCATCGACCAAGCCGCCGAATGGCTCGCCCGCCGCCGCTTGCGCAAAGGCGTGGGCAACCTCACCGGCCGAGGCCGTGCGCTTTACGAATTAAGGGGGCGCAGTGGCTGAAGACGCTGAAGTCGCCATGCACGAGGTCAGTCGGCTAAGGGTCGACTGCCCTCACTGCGGTAGCCACATGAAGGTGCGAACTTCGAAGACGCATCTACCCGACTACCGCGAACTGTACCTGAACTGCACCAGTGAGTTTGCGTGTGGGTTCCGCTGCAAAGCGAGCCTGGGAATCATCGAAACCATCGTACCCAGCTACCGCCCGAACCCAGACGTGAACATCAAATTTGGTGCGTGGTTGAAACGGCAAATTCGCCTAGAAGCCGAGGGCCAGATGCGTCTGGGTTTTGAATCGCCACCGAAGAAAGGAGCCTCAGCATGAACGTCACTTCGTTACCCGTTCGCCAAACACCCCGCGTTCAGCAAGATCGCGCGGGCTTTGGTGCACTGCGCGCCGAGCTTCACCAGCGCGCCGCCGACCAAGACCTGGTCGCCGTCTGGGCGGATCTCCCCTTTGCCGAACGCCGCCTGGTGCTGAAAAGCGCAGGCGTGGCCGTGGATGCCACCCAAACCATCAGCCAACTCGATAAAGCCGAACGCACCGCCGTGCGCGCCGCCATCCACCGCATGAGCGAGTACGCCAGCGGACTGAAAGATCAGCTACGCAACCGCAAGCACCCCAGCGCGGAATTAGCCAGCCACGCCCGCCAAGCCATCGCGGAAGGCAACACCAAAGCGGCGCTGCACTGGCTCAGCCTGATTGAAAAGGGGGTCGCATGAACCTGGACACCACCATGCACAGCCTCTACCTCGTGAAAGCGCGCTTCGATTACCTCGCCAAGCAGATGGAGCAAGCGGGCCACCGCATGGCTGCCGAGGAACTCAAGCGCGAAGCCCACCACTTCGGCTGCCAGCTCACGCAAATCGAAAGCGTGCTGGATGACTACCGCATCGACATTGCGGCGGTTCAACTTCCCCCTGCTCTGCCGCGATTCATCGGGGTAGACATGGCAGCCGTGGGCAGCGAGCGCACGGTGGTTCAAGAGGTAACAGCGTGAGCGCGTTAGCCCTAGCCTTTCAACACAGCTCTGGCAGCAAAGATTGCTACCTCTTTTTGCAGGCGCACTTCGAGCGCCTGCCGTCGCTGGCTCAGAAGCTGGCCGAAGGGTATGCGCATGTATCCAAGCGGCATGGCCACGCGGCGGCTAACTGCTGGCTACGCCGCAACGCGCAGGATCTCATTGATCCGGCCAGCATCTACCGCCGCTTTCATGCCATCGGCCATGACCTGGAGCGTGGCTTTAACGCCCTGGTGAAGCGAGCCTCCACCACCATCGAAGGCCTGAAAGCCGCCTGCGAATGGCTGGCTAGCGTTCAGGATCGCTTAGTGGTGCACGGCTTCAACGTCACCCACGATGATGACGCGGTGATCAACCACGCCCAAGCCCAAGCCACGGCGTTGGAACGCGAGCGCAGCAAGCTGGTTGGCGGCATCGCCGAGCATAACCGCCGCCTGCGTTTGGGCCTGCTGCCGCCCTCGCTCAACCTGAAAACGCCTAAGGCGCGCACCCTTTCCGGCCAAGCGCGTGAAGTGGCGCTGCAAATCGCCACCTCACGCAACCCGTTAAGCCCGCCTCTGGGCATCATTCCATTGATGGCTGTTTTCCGGTGGCATCGCGCCCCGGTGATGTGCCTAGCCGTCGTCAATGAAATGGCGCTCGAAAAGGCCCGCCACCGAGCGCGCCTGCATGGCATTAACCCGCCTAGCCTCAAGCTGAAAAGCAGCGTTCAGCTCGCCAAACTCACGGACCCCATTTGGTGGCGTCGGCAGCTGCGCCGCCTGGGCGGCCGCCGGTTAGAACAGGTGCAGCGTGAAGCGCATCGTGTGCACAAACGCGCAGGTATTTACTGCAGCAACGTCACGCTCGACCGCCGCCGCGCTCAGAAGAACCGCAACCGCGCCCTGCTGGAAGCGCTGGAAGCCATCAACCAGGAAGGCCAGGTGTACACGCTGGCCGAACTGGCAGAGCTGGGTTTATCGAACCCCGACCACCGCCGGGCGGAATTGATGCTACGCATCAGCGACACCGAGGCGGAATCGCGCCGCATGGGCCACGTGGGCATGTTCTACACCCTCACCGCGCCGTCGCGCTTTCATCCGGTGATCTCTGAGAACAGCGTGCGCAATTCAAAGTACGACGGCAGCACGCCACGGGATGCGCAAGCCTACTTGCAAAAGGTATGGGCGCGCACCCGCGCGGCGCTGGCCCGCGAGAACCTGAGCATTTACGGCATTCGCGTAGTGGAGCCCCACCACGACGGCACCCCGCATTGGCATCTATTGATCTGGATGAAGCGCGAAGACACCAAGCGCATCAACCAGATCATGCAGAGCCACGCCGAAGCCGACACGCCCCAAGAGCTTTACGACCGCCGTGGCCGCAAAACCACCGCGCGGTTCAAGGTGGAGCGTATCAACTACACGAAGGGCACCGCCGCTGGCTACGTGGCCAAGTACATCTCGAAAAACATCAACGGCGAGCAGTTCACCCGCGAAGGCGTGGCCAACGACGACAAAGACCGTTACGGCCATGAACTCACCAGCATCGCGCCGCGCATTGAATCCTGGGCGGCCGTGTGGGGCATTCGTCAGTTTCAGTTCGTAGGCCTGCCTAGCGTCACGGTGTGGCGCGAAGTGCGCCGCCTGAACGAAAAGCACATTGATGAGCTAGCCGCCTGGGAAGCCGCCACCCGCCCCGAGCGCCGCGTGGCGGATCGGCTGCACCAGATCCGCAAAGCCGCCAACGCGGGCCAGTGGGACCAATTCTTACGTTTGATGGGCGGCCCCAACCTGCCCCGCAAACAGCGCCCGATCAAACCCTGGACGATGCCCCGCGTGGATCTCCAGCAAGCCGAGTTCAGCCACGCCACCGGCGAAGTACGCCAAGGCGTCGAAGCCAAAGGCCGCCACGGCGAAAACAAGCTCGGCACCTTCGGCATCGTCGTCTCCGACGGCCGAGGCAACGAACACGAATACCTGACCCGCTTTTATAAGTGGGAAGTGCGCAGTAAAGCGCAGCGCCACCAGGGGGTTTCGGGAGGCGGCGAAGCCGCGTCCCCTTGGACTCGTGTCACTAACTGTACGCAGGGGCCAGATATTCAGCCCCGCGAGCCATCACCCGAAGAGATAAAAGCCCAGCGCGAACGTCTCGAAGAGTGGAAGCGCTCAGAAATTTACCGGGCCGAAGCGGAAGACGCCTACCGCGAAGGTCAAGCCGCTATAGAAGCCGCGCGAAACCTCTTCGCGCCGCCCACCCCTACCCCGCAGGAAGAGTACTTCCCGCCTGAATTGTGTTAACCGAAGGAAAAACGATGGCCGATAACGCCGACCGCGCCGCGGTCACCATTCAACAAAGCCTTGAAGCCACGCTGGCCAACCGAGCCCAGCTCGCCACCCAGGCCGCCAACGATGACTGCATCGATTGTGGCGACGAGATCCCAAGCGCCCGCCGTGAAGCTGCGCCTTGGGCCACTACCTGCATTGAATGCCAAAGTATTCGTGAAATGAGGGGGAAGCATGTTCGTCAATCTTAATAGGTTACTGATGATCGGCCTCTGGCTCTTCGGAGTGGTGGTAGCCAAAGGTTTCTGGTCAACGTTCTTCGCCGTGACCGTTTTTCCCTATGCCTGGTACTTAGCGGTTGAACACCTACTGACGTTCTGGGGGGTGATATGAGACAGACAACTCCATCTCAAACGCCACCTCTCCCCAAAGGAGGTGTAGTGGCCAGGCAAGCGGCAATGCTGTGCTCTGATCCTGCTTTCCAGCTTTACCTGGATCGCCGTCGGCGGTTCAAGCACAACCTGACAGAAAGCCAGCTACCCGATGGCACACATAACGCAAAAGACGCGCGTGATTGGTTGGTAGCAGCCTGCAACATCGAAAGCCGCGCCGAACTGGATAGCAACTACCGTGCACGTCAAACGTTCCGCGTGATCCGCAACCGCTTCAACCACTGGCGGGCGAAACAGACAGGAGAGACCAACCAATGAGCAAAAATCAGAAGCGCGATATCGATAAAGAGCTTTCCGACGCACTGGCACGCGCCCAAGCAGGTGTCGACTTGGCCAAGATCGAGCTGCCCGACGTTGTTGTATTCCCGCGCTTGATTCCAGCGATGCCCGCCACGGCTCGAAAAGCTCGCAGCACGGGCACACTATTGGGCAGACCAGGGCCACGCTTCGTGAAACGTGGTCACCACGTCCGTTACCGCTTATCAGATGTGTACGACTGGCTGGAATCAAGCGACAGCTATTCCAGCACCGCCGAAGCGTCAATGCGCAGCACTACAGGCCTGGCTTCGTGATATGACCTACTCCCCCTGCCCGATCTGAGCAAAGCGCTGAACAGCGTCACGCTTATGATCGGGCTGGAGGTGGGCGTAATACTTGATCGTCGTTTGTATATCAGAGTGAGCCATGAGCTTGCTCACCGTCAGCAGATCCACCCCGGCCATGACAAGTTGGCTCGCAAAGTTATGACGCAGCGTGTACAGCACTATTCCGTCACCAAGCCCACCCAGCTTGCACACCCGCTTCCAGGGTCCTCGCATTGAATCCTTGCCCAAACGCTCCCTCGACATGGGTGAAGGAAAGACCACTCCATCTTTAGGCCGCCCTTGCTGTTCCCACCATGCA